GCGAGTTTCCGATCGCGGAATCAGTTCGATCTCCGCGAGGATCGTTCGCTGCTGGATCGGGAGCTCCTGGAGCTCCGCGAGCTCCTGGCGTTCTTCTTCGTTCATTGAGTTCGGCCTCCTACAGTGAGCGCGAGCTCGCGCATCTTCGCGAATCGTTTCGGAGACGCGGGTTTTGCGTCCTCCGCGTTCGGATCGTTCTCGTCGGTGACGTTGTCGTCGACGGGAGTCTTGTCCGCGAGGAGCGGAGTCTTCGTCGATCCCTGGAGATCGATCCCGTACTTCGCCGCGAGCTTCGTCTCTTCCTGCAGTTGCTCGATCGTTTCCTCGAAGTCCCCTCCGCGATCGGAGATCACATCGTCGCGCGTATCGAGAGCCGCATCGATCGCCATGATCGCGGCCTGTACGTCTTTCAGCGGGTCAACCCACTGCCAACCGCGCGACTGCCAGCGTCCGACCCCGAGACGTCTCGGATCGCGCGTCCCGACTTTGAGTTGTCCGGAGAGGAGTAATTCACTCCGACGAGATCATTCGCCAATGTGTTGTAGGAGACGGCGAGTCCCGTCGCGATCTGCCGGAGAACGGCCTGGACGAAGTTCGGGAACGCGTTCGCGGGATGTTCGAGCTTCCACTCGACGAACTCCATGCCAGGAGGAAGCATCTCGACCGTTCCAGGCGCGGCCTCGAATCGAATCTTCACTTTGTTCGGATCAGGAGCTTCATAGTCCGCCGTGTCCGTGTACTTGAGGAATCCCATCTTCGAAGCGCCCGTTCGAGCCGCGACGAGCTCCGCTTCGATATAGCCTTCGAGGATTCGCATCGCGAGCATGACCGCGTGAAACCAGGTCACGCCGCGCGTTTGATTCACTCGAAGCGGGTCATAAAGGTGGGTGATGAACTCTGCCGGAATCCGCTCGCGTTCCAGCGATCCGCCGAAGTCCGAGGGATGGTAAGGGCTCACGTAGTACGCGACAGGACGTCCCCATTGATCGACCTCGACTCCGAGACGAATCTCGTTCTGTCCCTTCCCGCGATCGCGCGTGTAGTTGTGATCGATACAGTCCGCGTCGATTAGCTGGAGCGCGTATCCGTACTTGTTCGGGAATCCAGGAACGTGCCGGATGAAGACCTCGCCATCGGTGGCAACGGCGCGAATGACGAGGTCTTCCATCGCGCGAAGCGAGAGCTTACCGTCGACCGTACAGTTCCCGAGCTTCGAGAAGTCGGCGAATGCCTCTTCGATGGCCTTGTTCGTCGTCGAGTCGAGCTCGCCGCCCGCGGAGCGGACGCGCGATTGATACCGGATGCCAGCACTCCCGACGACGTTCGACGCGAGCATCGCGAGGTAACGCTTCGCGACGGGATTGTTCCGCCCGAGTTCGCGACCGCGAGCCCGAAGCGTCCTCATGTTCCCCTTGATCTCCTGGTCGGCAGAGAGGATCGCTGCCCACCAATCGAGGGTGAGTCGGTTCGCCTGGGCTCCTTGGAAGGAGAAAGCGTTCCGCCGCTGTAGTCCGAAGAACGAGAGAGCGCGATCGGCGATCTTCCGGAGGCTCATCATTCGGGAATCCCTGTGACGTCGATCCAAGTCGACGGGAGAGCGTGCGTATCTTCGAGCGGGTTGAAGACGATCTCAATGTCGGGAGCGAGTCGTCCAGGGTTGTAGAGCCGATACACTTCCGCGCGATATTGAGCGCGCAGCTTCTTCAATTCGTCCGGCTTATACTTCACGATCGCGCGGCCGCCGATCGAGTACGATTGAAGGTCGGCGGGAATCTTCTCTTCGAGTGCTGCTTCGATAAGGAGGAGCATCCTCTCCGGATGCGTGAGCATCGCTCCGGCGAGAGCCGTCGCGAGATCGATCTCGACGTTAACGACTCCCGATCCGACGCGATGAACTTCTCCCGTCGTCGCGTTCGTCACTCGCTCCATATAGCGGTAAATTCCCGCCGGAAGCGTGTCCGTCGCGTCAATCGTGACGATGTAACCGTCGCCGTCCGTGACGCCTGTCTTATGAAGAGTTGCGAGAGCGCCGTTCAAGTGAAGGGAAAGACTCCAACCGTCGGACGGGAGGTAGTCGGGGACGAATCGCCGATATTTCACCGTTTCTCCGGCGGAGAACACTTGCGGTAGTCTGTCGGGGGTGTCGACGCTCATCGCGAGCGCATGATGGGCATAAGTGTGCCGCCAATCAAGGCGAAATTTCTTCGACAAAAACGAAGGGAAATCGGGGAGGAATGAATGAATCCCCAAGAATCACGCGGGGATGCGCGACTCCTGGAGCCCTACAGGTACGCCCTAGCGGCTCTCAAATGCGACTAAATGGGCCAAGTTCCTGCGGCTGTTGCCGGTGCGTTAAATTCCGAAGTCGATGAGGTTTCGAATTGGGTTTGCTTTATAGCAGCGCCTTAAGGATTCCCCAACCGCGTGTTTCTGGAAAAAGGAGTCATATCTCCACTTTTGGCTAATCCAGTGGTCGCGAAACTCGGGCCATTTCAGTTTATGAATTACTCGTTCAAGCTTTTCGGTGCTTTCCCGCAAGAATCCAATTGCTACTAGATCGTTGGTATGGTGAAACGGCGCACCCCACCAATAACGACTAGAAAATATCAACTCCCGGCTGTCGGTATCTCGATAAATTCCTACGTATTGCTCAAATCGTCCAAGGTCGTGAATCATCATGGGGATATCCAAGTGCACGGTTTTGTTCCTGATTCGATCTCCCGCAAAACTGACCCACCAATCCAGATCTTGTTTGTCCACGATGGTTTCGAGAATGCCTTGATTGTGAAACTGCGCAATGGTGAAACGCTTGTACTTGTCCCAGATCGCTTCGGACATCGCGAACGGACGCCCAAACTCCATGTCGACAGCCGCTAGTCTAATTATGTGCTCCAGAAGGGCGCCCAATGTTATTGTCGAGGCAAGTCCGCAGCCAAAGACGTAGCTCATGCACGACTCAAGGTATGGTCCGTTGATCGACGGCTCGACCCAGGCAATGGGATCCGGAAGCGAGTTGTGACGCTCGATTGCGTCGTGAACAATCCACTGGATAGCGTCATGGAGATAGTCTTCTTGTGCGTTTTTTGGAGTCATGTGCGGTCCGCTGACCCTTTGGCGGGTAATCTTAGCATCGAGATCGATGAAGTCGGAACAGCCGGCTCGAACATAGGGTTCGTTGAGGTCCCTGACTCTCGACCCTATTCGACGGGCAGCACGATTCATTTATCTCAAGCAAAAGCCGTGGTCTATGGAGCTGATTTTAGGTAGGCTTTTTGCTCGAGGCACTGAAGTATCGCGACAGCAAGCTCATGCATGACGAGCAACGCTGCATCTTCATAAGGCTGATACTCCTTTAGCGTCTGAATAATCATCTTCTTGCCATGAGCAATATCGTTTCTCCTTGAAACAAGAGCCTTCAACTTTAGCTCATGTTGATCAACCATTTCGAATGGTAAGGCAACCGCAGACGAATTGTTCTTGAGCAGGCCGGGCCATAGATTGCTTTTTGTTTCGAGGTGCAGCTCGAAACTGACTTGCTCTTTCATCCATTCGTCGAAACAGGTGGCGCACATTGACCACAGCGAATCCGAACTCAAATCAGCTCGAAGCTCACGGAAACGCTTCGCAAGAGAAAACTTAGCCAAAGGGACACAACACTCACTTCTCGCAAGCCCGAGTTGCTCTATCGCGTCTAAATAGAAATCCCATGCAAACTTGCAAAATCCCTCATAGTGGGCGTAGAGCATTGTCCAAAGAGCGCGAAGCAAGGACTGTTTTCGCACACTTCCTGTTGCAGCTTCCACAACGAGTAACTTGAGAGAAGCGAGCTCTGCTTCCCGCCAACTCAGGTCCTCTTCTAAAGCCTTTGCCCACGAAGTCATTGCATCAGCGCAGCAATCGCGTTATGGATCGTCCTGATCCGGTTCTCTAGTTTCTCTTTCGAGTTTGCACCCGGACCGGTGTAGCTGCGGAACTCTTCGCCTTGGACGGTCTCGCTGATCGTTCGTTGAAACACGCCCGCGTCAACTGCTTCTATTTCAGGCATCGCCCTTAGCGTGCCCATAGTCACTGCTTCAAAGTATGCTGGTGCAAGAGCACCAACTGGAACCTGGCCCCGATAACGAACAAACGCTCCGGCCCCCATGACCCTGCCCAAGAAGTCAAACACCCGAGAAAAGGTATCTCGCTCAGTCTCGTAATCGAACCCAAAGAGCTCTTTCCGCAGCAGCACGCCCTCCATATAGTCGTCCAGCCAATCTCGTACACTGCCGCTGAACGTGTTCTGTGCATTCTTAACGGCAAAAAACCTGAGCACCAGTTCTTCATCGCCTCGTTGATCTTTCTCTGATGGGGACAGCGGTTCAATACACGCTTGGAAACTCGACACCGATGCACAATCCTGTAGAAATTTGTAGAACCGAACTCCTACGTCGCCTAGCATTCGAGCCGTACAGTTCCGAATCTCCTGCGGAGAAAGAATCGACCCTCCAGTATTCAAGCGTTTAAACATCTCGTATCGCAGCATCGACGAACTTTGGCGCTTTATGACAATGGTTCTAACGGAGGATCGCTTCAATCTCAATTTGAGCTGCAACGACAAGTCGGAATACGTTCTGCCATTAAGTTCAGGAACAAGATCGCAACCTGAGAGCCGAAGGGGTTCGAGGTCTAGCATCGCAGAATCTATGAACTGCATTACAGAACTCACCCGCTGCAAGCCGTCGATAAGTTCGATGACGCCATTTTCGTTTTCTATTACGAAAATCTGCGGAATCGGCAGCTCAAGAAGAATTGACTCGATCATTCGCGAACGCTGCTCCAATGTCCATCGAAAAAGCCGCTGATAGTCAGGCTGGATTACGAGTTCTTTATTCCCGTACAGGTTCGTGATTTCGCCATAACTGAGATCCACAGTGTCAGTGCGGACCTCCCCAATTCTTCGATCTATTACTTCCTCGATTGTTGGCATGTTTCCATGTTATTTGAATATGCCCCGCTGAACCACTTTCCCGTTACGGCTGTTGAAAAGAGCAGGGGATCGCACTTGACCCTTTCAAAACTGGATTTGGCAGTGGTCATTCCTTCCAGGAATTTATAAATCCTCCGGAATTGCCCCAGGTCGTCCGTGTTACCGAAGCCGTTTGCTCAACATTATCCGAGAGGTCTTTTGCGAGTTGCTCTAGTGCTCGGACTCTCGCGCTCCCGAGCGAATAGAGAGCCGCGAGTGCATAGACTTCGAGATCGAGAGCTTCGTTCCGATCGCGCGTCTTGATGTACTCGCGAACCGCTCCTCGGCCTTTTTTGTAACGTCGAACCGCTTTCTCCGACGTTAGCTGTTCGAGGTACTCTTCCTCGATCCAATCGGGAAGGTGCATAAAGCCTGGAGCCGGAGCCGGAATCTTCATCCGCGCGAAGATGCGATCCTTCGCCGTGTCCGTTCCGATCGTGAAGAGCTTCACGCGGAGGCGATTGCTCATTGAATACTTCGAGAGAATCTCCTTCCCGCTCTCCGACGCTCCGCGACAAGCGAAGACGTGACGCGACTGTCGCACTTTCACGAACTTGTAGACGTCGTCCGTATGGTGTCCGCCGGAGTCGATGAACGTCGACGCGATCCCGAGCTCGCGTCCCGACTGATGCTTGAACTTCGTCCGAAGGAACTCGTCGAGCTCGCTCCAGACGTCCTCTCGTCCAGGATCACCGAAGAACTGTTGATAGGTGATGAGCCAGGACTCCTCCTTCGCTCCCCATCCCTTGACGACAGCTTCGAGTCGGTTGTCCTGGACGTCGACGCTCGCGGTGAGGAGCCCGACTCCGTTTGGGACGTCCGCGCTCTCGGGATACTTATCACAGCGAGAGCGGAGCGCGTGAGCTTCGAGCGCATCGCCGTCCTCCTCCCACGGTTCCCCGAGCCGGAGGTTAATGAACGCCTTGAGCTTCTCGGGGTTCCGCTCCTTATTCGCTTCGTACCACTCCTGCGCGAGCTCGTGCCAGTTCTCGCGCCATGGGCTGTAAAGCGCATTGATGTAGAATCCGACGACTTCGCGTCCAGGAGCGCGGGGAATCCACGATCCCGCGTCGAGCATTTGCTGTTTGAATCGCTCCGAAATTCGAGTCTTGCACTTCGCACACAGGTACGCGACGCTCGCGCGATCGACGACGCCGTTCTCCTTCACCGTGTAGACGAGCCGATAGTCCTTCGTCTCCGGATCGCGCCAAATGAGCGGTTGCATGAATCCGCAGAACGGGCAGG